GGTTGTGGAAAACAAGAAAGAATAATCTTATCATTATTTGCTATCTCTTGTGATTTTTTAAGTTGCTCTATACATGTAATATCCCAATTTTTAGCAAACATAGTATGGGAATCAATCTGTAAATAATAATCTTCATTATTGTATAGAGTCATTGCCTTTGCTCTTGCAAGTCCAGCACCCCTTGCATCTTTTGGATTCATCTTTATTAAAGATAGTCTTGGTATCCAAGAAAGATCTGGCTCAAACTTTTCTAATTCTTGAAGAACAATGCCAAAATAAAGTTCATCTGGATTGGCAGCATTTTCAATTGCAGACTTCACTGTCCTGACTAATTCAGGATCTCTGTAGCTTGCTATTGATATAAATATGCTCATGTTTTCCTTTTCATTACTTCAATGGCTCTCTAGTTACTAGCACGACTGCACCTTCCATCTCTAAAGCTTTTTTAATCATTGCTACATATTTTACTGCTTCAAACTTTTGATCATGATTCATATGTATAAATGATCTTTCATCTAATTTTATAGTAAGGAAAGTATCATTATCAATAAGACTTACTTTAAAATTTTCTGGAGCAACAATAGAATGAAATGCTCTACGCATATTATCTGTGTACATTATTTATCCATTGTTATTGCTTGCCATGTATAAGACCAATCTTTTTTAGATTTATGAATGTTAAATTCTTTTGATATTTCTCCACCTTCAAGGTATACTCCACCCCAAATTCCCCACTCTTTTCCAGAAACACCAACAGCAAAACATTCTCTCATGACTGGACATGTCCTACACAGAGCATCAACAAATTCTCTTGACTCTACATTTTCTTCATACAAGTCAAAGAATATATTTGTATCTGATCCAAGACATTCAGCGCTATCTTTCCATAAATGCTGCTGCATACTTATACCTTATACTTATTTGGTATATCCCAACCATTACGTGTAACTGGGTACATGCGTTGAAAGTACCAAACGCCATTGGCAAGTGCACCATTTAGTGCAGTACGTGCTTTCTCAGATCTTTTGCGATCAACAACGTCCCATCCAATCCAAGATAGGTTTTCGTTTTTTGCAACAATCTTTTCCATTTGTTCTAAATTTTTAATTATCATTTTTTATCCTTTGTTAGTATCTGAAAATTCCAACTTCAACATTCATAAGTTCAGCTTTTCCACCCAGCTTTGAAAGAGACTGTTTTGGCTTACTTAAAAATGCAAAATAATTCATGTGTTCCATATTCTCTTCAATCCAACTTGGAGGAACCTTATAGTACTTAATCTTTTTTCCTCGTGCTCTCATGCCTCTTTCTGATAAGTTACAAAACTCTGAAACCATAGAGTTAATTCTAGTTGGACCAACAGAATATATTACAAACTCACTGTCTTCGTTTTGCATACCAGACATAGCAACACCAATAGCACGAATGAATACGTTATAGTCATCAAAATCACTCGTTCCTTGAACTACCACGTTCACCTTTGTCTCCCCCATCTAAATTATCCAATATAAAAAGCATTTTTTCAATATCTTCTTTTGTCATATGTGCGGTATCAATTGGCTGTGCAGTAGCCATATCTGGAGAATCATCTACCAAATCTGCTACATAAAACACATTATCTTCAACCCAATATGCCTTATCTTCCATAGATACAAGACTTACCTTAAATGCATTCATTCTTTGTTTAGATTGAGACATTGGTTCGCTTGCTTCTATATTGTTTAAAAAAAGTGCTTTTAAGATCATATGCATATCGCTTTGACGATATGAGATAGTTTTTCTATAAACACCACTTTTTTTGTTCAATATAATAATTATACAGAAAGATACTGCAATTGTCAATACAGATGACAATACATATTTCATTTTAATTCCTAAGAATCAGATTTTGTTTTAGTTATTTTTGTAGCTGCAACTGGTGCAGACTGCTGTATAACAAGCTTATTTAACTTTAACTGTAATTGCAAAACCTGTAATTCTAGATCAGATGATTTCTGTCTATAAAAATTTACAAGCTGTTTGATTTCTTCAACATTTAAATCTTCCATTGTTTACCCCCTTTTTGGATTAAATGCGCTGCCTTCCCAAAGTTTTTCTGTTTTTCTTTTTTCACGCTCTACGATTGCACGAGACCAAGAAAATCCTGCATCTCCACCCCATGCGTCCCACATTATACGACCATTAGATGGGTTACTAGTATTGTAGAAGTCTTTTCCCTTTTTGTCAACTTCATGACGTGAAAAGAAGGAATACATTCTCTTAACAGTATCAAGAGACATGGCTGCACCATTAACAATATCAGTTGCTCTACCCCAGCCTACAGGAGTTCCAGCGCCAGTTGCCTTGCCTTCTTCTTTCCACTTTAAAGCACGACGTGCTGCAGCTTTCATTCCACTATTTGGAGTGTACGTTTCTGCTTTATGAATGTCTGAAGGTTGTACTATTTTACTTCTTGCCATTATCTTTTCCTTCTCCATATTTACCCAAAATAGACTTTATAGTTCCATTTTTATTCATACGAACTATCATCCCATTTTTAATTTGTGTTGGATTGAATGATCCTGCTTTTTTCTTTGGCATTATTTTACAAATGGATTTAGATCAAAAATTGATCCTCCCCAAGAGCCCATTCCCTTTGTTGCCATGTTACGCCAATCTTCTGGAAGCATATCAACTGCATTTAATGCACGAGCACGACTAATAATGTGTGCTTTTGCAGCAGCATAATTAGATGCACGACCTACTGACTGAATAGCATTTTGAAGATCTGCACGAGTTGCAATTGGGAATGACCCATCTCGCATCGCTACTCCAGACTGTGCCATTCTGCTACGCTCTTCAGATGAATAATCTTTCTTGTCCATATCTGCTCCTTTGTATGTTCCGCCACGGCGCTTGTATTCTTGCACTACCCATCCATTAGCAACAGCAGATGGATATGTATCAAACTTATCTTTTGCTTCTTGAACAACTCTTGCATAAAGTCGTGGATTTGAAGGAGTGCTACCACCTCTTCTTGGCTGAATCATTTCTCCATAGTTTGGCTTCTTTGCTTTATTCATATCAGCCTGACATACGGGACAGTTTTCACAGTTTACATTTAGTTCTTTGCATGTAGGGCATCCGCAACCTTCGTATGCTTTGCCCATTTCTGTGTTTGATTCCATTGATGGCATAGACATTACCTCTGATGCCTTTGCTCCAACAAAATATTCAGTCTCTTCAAGACCGCCTTCTTCCATTTCAAAAAGTTGAATTAATAATGCTGGCTCTTCTGCAGATGCAGGAATAGAATATTCTGATCCAGGAAATCCAAGCATACCATCTGTCATTACATGAACAACTCTACCCACATAAACCTCTTCTTCATGCGGGGCCATAACCATATCGCCTTCTTTTACCATAGCTTTACCTATATTTCCTTCAGATTGATTAATTGCATAAATTTGAGCAGAAGCTTGTGCTCTTGTTTCATGGCAGCCCATTACTTCATTTGTACCGTCCTTTAGAGCAGGGTATCCAGAACACCCATAAGACCCTTTAACACCTACATGATATGGCATAAAACCATTATATCAGAGTTCTTGGATCTTAAGAAGCCTCTTTATTTCCTCTATACCCCATTTATCTTCCCTAGAAAGCTTTGAAAGCTCTTCTTCATCAAAAGCTTTTTCAGTAAGGGTAACAATAGGATTGTCATCTGCCACATTTATATTTAAAAATCCTAGTTCCCATAGAGCCATCAATTCTTTATTTACTTGAGTTACATGTTCATGATACAGCTCAGGAGAGACTTCTTTTAGTTTATCTGTAAATTGATATAAAAAGCCACCAGTCTCTGAGTCTATTCCAGCAACCTGAACTGCTCCAGAAAGTATTAAATCATCTAGTATCTTGTTATCATCCATTTATAAAGTTTACCAGTTCTTCTTTAGTTTGTCCACCTACAACTATGTTTGTTGCCACGCCGTCTTCAAATAAAATAAATGTTGGCACAGATTGTATTTTAAAAGTTGAGACTAACTCAGGATTATCATCAACATCAATGATCTGAAATCCTGCTACTGTCTGTTCACGATTTAATTCTTCAACAATTGGTCTTGTTTTTTTACATGGCTGACACCAATCAGCTGTAAAATAATAAACTGTTTTCATTTTAACACCATTTCTACTTTGTCTAATAAGGTTTCTTCTTTACTCCATAAGTTTGTTTTAGATTCTCCAAAGTATGACTTTGCTAGATTAGCTTTAACTAATTGATCATTTATACTAACTAAAGAATCTTTTAAAAATACTGTTCCAAGGTAACGACCATACTTATCAGTTTTTGTTACCTGAAGCTTTATAATTTTACCTTCTAGATTATCAACTAAAAATGTTTTTAATGCTTTACCTAGTGGAGTATTTTTTTCTGGAGTGTCAATTCCAGCAAGACGTATCCGCTCCTTGTGCCAAATGCTGAATCCAAGATCAATAAAAACATCAATGGTATCGCCATCAATAACTTTTTCAACTTTTGTATAGTATTCATACATTAGTAAGAAGGACCTTGTGATTTATTTTCAATTAAACGATCACGTTCATCAACAACTTCAAGCATGAATGCCATCATCTTAGTATAAGCATCTGGGTTATTCATAATCTTTTCATAGTGATGACCACAAAACATTAAGTCACCAGTAGATCCTTTTACAAGAACATATGCCTGTGCTGCACAACTGTCGCACCTGTCTATTGCTTTTAAGATATATTCTTTTTCTTCTGGTACAAACTCTTGAACTGAACTGTTCATTTTATCTACTTTCCGTTGTCTGTTGAATAAAAACCACTACCTTTAAATTGTACACCAACAGGAGACCATTGTCTAGTCATAGGTTTATTGCAACAGGATGGTTGTATCTCTTCTTCAATCTTTCTTTCAAACTCAACAGTTATTGAACAATTATCACATTTGTAATCATATTTTGGCATATTATTCCTTATATGTTCCGTTTGTATTTAGACCCATTCTTTTGATTCTTGCCTTTACTTGAATAGGTGTTTCAATTATTTCAAAATGCATCTCATCTTTACGACGAGAATAATCTCCGCCCCAGCGAATTCCATACTTTTTGCAAAGTCTTCTTAAAACCTTTTCTTGAGGGTCAGTAAAGGTACCACTTCGTCCAAGAGGATGGCGTGGTGCATTCAGGTCAATGGCAGTCCCAGACGCATGATTAGAAAGCTTGTCTCCGCCCCTTACTGGCCTGTATGCATATCCCCAATCGTCCAACTCTCCATCATCAATTCTTTCAACTAAGTTGTGAAATTCATTACTAAAAGCAAGCAAAATTGGAGCACAGTCAGAATTAAGCGCTAGCTTTCTTTTGGTTCCTGGAACACGAAAAGATTTAATTTTAATTTTATTACGATCATCAGATGCTTCCCATCCATTATCGCTATACTCTTTACTCATATAAACTCCTTTAGTTTAAACAATATCAATTGTACCATTATTCTGGTTTATTTACCAAACGGTTGTGTGTTCTTATTCTATGACAATTAGCACATACTACTTCACACTTAGCAATTTCTTTTTTAATTGCTGCCCATGAAAATCCATCATGTATCATTCTTGAAACATTATATTTTTTATTACTTAAATGATCAAAATCTAATACTATATGATTAGATTCTCCACAGTCAACACATCCACTTGTCTGCTTGATCTCAGCAAGTTTTTTCTTATATTGTTGCTTTTGTTTTCTTGCTAATTCTTTCTCAGTCATAGCAAGAATATTATATCAGTAATTAAAGGCCCCACACAGGCAATTCACCTGACTTGCGCCACGGTCTCTATCCAATGGGTAACTAATCCATCACTAAGGTCCTGTGTGGGGACATTTATATTGTACTACTTGATTTTGATTGTTTTAGGCTTTTTTTCTTCTGGAACAACTCTATCAATATTGATATTTAACATACCATCTTTGATTTCTGCACCAGTTATTTCCATATACTCTCCTAAAGCAAATGTGCGAGTAAACTTTCTACCAGCAATTCCCTTGTGGATAACTTCAGCCTCACCAGCTTCAGGAAGTTCTCCCTTAATGATTAATGTTCCATTATCAGTGGTAACATCAATATCATCTTTTGAGAAACCAGCAACAGCTAAAGATAGTTTATATGAATCATCATCTACCTTAATTAAATCATAAGGTGGATAACTTGTTTGACGTGACGCTAGTTGTACATTACTTAAACGCTCCATCTCACGATTGAAGCCAATAAAAAATGGATCTTTAAATAGATCCCATGCAAATGAACTTACCATTTTCTTTTCTCCTTTTCAGCGAGTTTCATTTTGTGTACCCCCGTAGGCAGTACAAGTCTATTATATCAAAGTTTGGAGCGAATAGCGGGAATCAAACCCGCACATTAACCTTGGCAAGGTTACGCACTATCATTATGCAATATTCGCCTAGCATCTCCAAGGGGAATTGAACCCCTGTTTACACCGTGAAAGGGTGTCGTCCTAACCACTAGACGATGGAGACTAAGCTGATCTGGCAAGAATTGAACTTGCGACCTAATGCTTAGAAGGCATTTGCTCTATCCACTGAGCTACAGACCAATAAGTTAAAGCTTTATTTTAAATACTGGAGAACAAGGGTCTCCGCCCTCTTCCCACTCTTGTTGTTCTTCTTCTGACATATATGGATCTCCATCATGTGTATAACAGAATGGCTCAGTAATCCAACCCCTGTCAATACCATTTTGAATCCAAATTTCAAATTCTTTCATATCTATATCTGCATCAAAGTTTTCTTCAAACATAATTAAATTATACCCCTACTTGCTTAAAAAGTCAACTGGATATAAACAATTTGGACTATATAAAATAGCAGCATCTAGGGCGTGGGTAAGCCTACGCTTAGGATCTTTATAGTTTTGGGTAGCATGTAAAGAACCCATGGCATAAGCTGCTCCAGAGCCTATAGCATAATATGTAGTGTCATACGAGATCATAGTTAGTGTTGCTGCTTCATGCTCATACATTTTACCTTTTACACATATTAGTAAAGAAAAATCTGAATCTTTTTCAGCAGGAATATTCCATGTTTCATAAAATTGTTTTAAGGATTCAAGAAATTTACCACGCATAAACTTATCTATATTACCTTCTGGCTTTGGTGGTATAAAGTTATTTTGAATTATTTGACCTTCTAATGTTCCACAATATCCAAACAAATAATCTCCAACTTTCCATATTTTTGGAGTATCTGATTTCATTTGATGGCTGTCATCTGCAATGGCTCTTTCTCCAGCCATGTAAGCTTTTCCTTCTTTAATTATTGCTGCAATGCAAGTCATGACTGCCCTTTCTACTACTATCTAGTATACCGTAGGATTTTGATCCTGTCAATAAGAAAGGGGAGCAGATTTCTCTACTCCCCTGTCTCATATATTGAGATTTATGGCAAAGGTGTGAATCTAAACTTCTTTGCCATTGAGTTATATCTCTTCTTCAGAGAGGCTACGGCCCTGTTTAGGGCATTAACCTGTGCCTTTAGGTCTGCAATAGCCTTATCTGAGGCGATCTTAGCCTCTTCAGCAGCCTTGGTTGCAGTAAGTAGTGCATTATCTGCATCTAGCTTTGCAGCAGCAGCATCAGCCTTAGCTGTAGCAAGCTCAGCCTTAACAACTGCAAGATCTGCAGCAGCCTTAGCAATAGCATCAGTTAGTGCCTTATCAGCAGTAACCTTGTCAGCAGCACGTCCAGCCTTCTCTGCAGCCAATTCTGCTCTAAGAGCATTTAGTTCTGCTAGAAGATCACGGACAGCAATTGTCTTAATTACCAATCCAACAGGAGATGCAAGCCCAAAAACAGGAGCTGCAACAGATGCCGTAGCAACAAGTGTTACTGTGCCAGATGCAGGAATCAAAACATCAGCAGACTTTGAACCAAGAACTGTTGTTACTGTAGTAGCAGAATCAGTTGTTAGTGCAGTAGTTGTTGATGTTGTTGTGATTACCTGTAGGTTAATTACGGCTCCGCCCTTTGGATTACCAAAAACGTCAAATCCAGCCACTGATACCTTTTCAATTGTACCTGCAGCAGCACTTGCTGGAGCATTCAGCGCAATGGAGTTAAGAGCACCAGCGTTTCCCTTAAAATAATATGTTGTTGTATTTCCAGCAATTGTTACAGAAACCATTCCATCTGTAGCAAGAGTAGTAAATACATATAGATCTGCAGTTGTTCCAGTACCAGTATTAATAGATACGGATGCTGAACCGCTTCCAGCAGTTACTGGAGCAGCCAGAGTTGCTAGTGCTGTGACAATGCGACCATTTACTGCAGATGCAGTTACTGTTGTATTGTTTAGTAGTCCAGTGATACCAATATGAAGTGCATCAGCAGAGTCAACGCTGTTGTCTGCTGGTACTGGTAGTGATGCTGGATTGAGAGATGTTAGTCCTACGCCTGCGCCAAGAGACGAACCGCCAACCTTTAGGGCTGTTGTTCCGCTTGATGCGTTAGCAGGAGCAGTTGTTAGTGCGCCCAGTGTCATGGTTGCAACCAAGGCAAGAGCTATTTTCTTAAATGAATTCATTTTTCTCCTTGTTATTATTCATTAGTTTACATTAATTTATATTCTCCAAGATATTCTTGAATATCATCAGGAATTTCCTTGGATTCTAATTCTACCATAGACCTTTGTTTGTCCGCAAGTCTGCTGGCAGAAGACCAAGTATGAACCTCAATTTCTATATTTGAGTCCCTACTTGTATGCGATATTGCCCCAAATACTGCACCACACACAGCATCTGCTAAGTCCTTAGATTTTTTTCTTGGATGGTCAACTCTATTATTTTTCATAATTTTGAGTTCACTCATCTCATCAAGAAGCAAAGGTATCATAGGCATTGCAATTCTTTCTTCATATATCATCATTGCTAAATCTTCGTAGTGTTTTTTAGCAACAGAAACAGTATCAGTTCTCATCCCTACCGCTTTTAATTCTTGCTGAATATCAAAAGACTGCCAGCGGTCAAATGTAACCATATTAATATTAAATCCTTCTCTACGAAGGTTCATAATCCATTTCTTTACCTCAGATAAATCTACTGGACCTTCAACCTTTGGTTCCCACCAAGCAACAGCATCTACAATTACAATTGGCGCAACCTGTTCATAGTCTTTGATTATTTGAATATTTACCCATTTATCAACATGTGCAATTGCTACAGCACACTTATCATGTTTTTGTGCAAGGTCAGCGTGAACATAGTAAGCCTTTTCTGGATCTGGCTTAAAGCTTGGATCAAATCTTCTGTAGTTATCAACAGGATTTCTTAATGTCATACATCTTTCTAACTTATCTTTTTGTTTAAAAAATGCATCAGAAGAATAAATTGGGGTACAAAGAAAACGCATCATTGCATCTCCTATATCAGTAAGAAATGCAATCTTAAAATCATCAATTTTTCTAGTAGGATTTACTTCCCATGTTGGCCTCTTAAGAGCAAACATTCTGGGGTATTTATAAGATTTAATATGGTCTTCTTCCCATACTATTTCAAATTCATTGTCTGGTCCTTCTGGCAATTCTTCATTAATAACAAACTTATATCTACGTTCTATAACTTCCTTTTCCATAATAACATCGTCATACCGCTTTGAAATAAAGTCTCCGTTATAACGG